TCAGGACATCACAACATCACGGCTTGGATACCATCCAGATCAGCACATTGAGGGCAAGGGAAATCGCCGCCGATTTACTTGTGCTTAAAAAGAGATTGCAAGATTTGCAAATAACTGAAACAAAAGCAGAGTCAACAATTGACAGGCATCTAGACAAGATGTTCAACCTATAACCAACATGAGCAAACGATACGACGATTACGATTACACTTGTAAAAACGAAGAATGTGAACATGAGTTCACCCTCCGATTCTATGCCGCAACTCCTAATAGGGGAATGCATGGACGATTTGAAGATGCCGAGCAGGGATCATCCGCATCATGCGATCCCTCCGAGTGTCCCAAATGTGGGGAGGAGGTTTCTACCGAGGATGTAGAATCCGATTGTATGCCCGACCCCGACGATTACATGGAGCCTGATTGGGATTGAACCATAAACACCGCCGCAAAATGAACGTCATTAAAAGCGTCTATGAATCCCAAGAAGAGATTCTAAAATCTATCCAGAATCTCCATTGTAAAGATGGATTTGATTGTGATATGACTTATGGAAACGGATCATTCTGGAAAAATCTTCCAAAACCTATTCTATGCTTTGATATTCAACCTCAAAAGCCAGAATGCATACAGGGAGATAGCCGTTGTCTACCTTTACTTAAAGAGTCTCTCAATAGCATGGTATTTGATCCTCCCTTTTTGACATACGTCAAAGGGGGAAGAGATCACAAAGAAGGAAAAGTTGCTATGACAGCTAGATTCGGTGGATATTGGTCATACACCGAGTTAGAGGATCATTACAGAGACTCAATAAGCGAGGCATACAGGGTATTAAGACCGAAAGGTCACCTTGTCATTAAATTTCAGGACATCATCCACAATCACAAAATGCACAGCACCCATTACAATACGATTGCATGGGCTGAAAGCGAAGGGTTCAGATTAGCAGATTTATTCATTCTTGTGGCTTCCCACAGAATGCCATCACCACAAAAAGGAACACAAAAACACGCAAGGATATTCCATAGCTATTTCCTTGTTTTCCAAAAAACAAAATGAGAGCAACACAATACAACGGAGAGAGGCCAAATTTAGATTGGACACCATTCCTTTTATTTCTCTACCGAGAGTATGATTGGAACTTGACTTCACCTAGATTTCGATCAACATATTTTCCTATCAAAAAAGTCTTGCAAGGGACTAAAACATCAACCACATTAGCACGATGACAACCACTGAAACACCTACCGACACCTTCACTACACCAGCACCAAAGCAGAATGCTTTCCTTGGACTCTATGTTCCGCTTGATCTTAAAGCCAAGATCCATGCCGCCGCAAAATCCGAGCGTAGGAGCATGAGTAGCTTTGCTGTTGGAGTCTTTGAGGAATACTTCAACGAACCATCTCCAGCCCAATGAGCAAGACCATCGCCGCATTGATTCTTCTTCTCTTGCTAATCGCTCTTGCAGTATTAACAATGCCACGATGAAAGAAGGACTTTACAAAAATATCCAAAAAAAGAGGGAACGCATTGCCGCTGGTTCTGGAGAGAAGATGAGGAAGCCAGGATCAAAAGGAGCACCTACTGCAAAAGCATTCCGAGACTCCAAGAAAACCGCTAAAAAGAAATAACACTATGGCTAAAACACCAGCATGGCAGAGAAAGGAAGGCAAATCGGAAAAGGGAGGATTGAATGCCAAGGGAAGGGAATCCTACAATAAAGCAACAGGAGGTCACCTCAAGCCTCCTGCACCTAATCCCAAGACCAAATCAGATGCAGGACGTAAAGCCTCATTTTGTGCCCGAATGAAAGGGATGAAGGCAAAACTTACCAGTGCAAAGACCGCTAAAGATCCCAACAGCAGGATCAACAAAAGTTTAAGGGCATGGAAATGTCACTAACCAATTTCCTTTGGAAATTCATCCAAGGATTAACCAACAACAACAACCATGTCACACACACTAGCGGAACTAAACGAGATCGCACAGGGCGTAGCCAACAAGCTCGGTCACATCAGTCAGGAGCTTCTTTTGGAGATCGAAGCACTCATCAACAAGAAGGAGTGTTCTACCGCCCCTTGCCCCGACCAACAGCCTGTATCGGATGCTACAGAGACCCCTGCTGTTTAACAAATAGATGAAAGCACTCTTTGAACGGATGAAAGGGATGTTTCAGCCTCTCCAGATCAAGGCACTCCCTAACGAGACTTTGATCAATACTCGTAAGCTGTCACCAGTAAAGCGTAAGTCGATCAAGACAGAGGCTACCAAGCCAGTAACAAAGGGTCGCAAGCCCACAACAAAAAGGAAAAAGTAAGATGCCAACGAAAAAAATGCCAAAGACGGAGAAAGCCAAACCTTCCTCCAAGGCTACCAAAATGAAAGCCGCTGGTTCAATGATGAACAAAGGCTACAAGAAGAAGTAAACCTTCCTGTTTGCTCCTAGAGGGACATGAACAAACCCTCTAGGAGCTACTAGCAGGAGCAACCACGCTACCCAACAACATGAACATAAATACAACCACGCAAGAAAGTCAACTCAACGCTTCTTTTGTTAAAGCATTAGGAGAATTACGCAATGTAGCCAAGAATGCCGTCAATCCGCATTTCCGTAACCGCTACGCTTCACTAGATGCTATTCTGGACGATGTTCGTCCTGTATTAGCCGCACATAACCTTGGAATCTCCCAAGAACCCCTCTTTGAAGATGGGAAGGCAGGAGTCGTTACAAGGCTTATCCACGCATCAGGAGAGAGCAGGGAATCGACTTTGTTACTACCGATCAAAGATCAGACTGCCCAGGGGGTAGGATCGGCATTGACATATGCGAAAAGGTATGCCATCTCATCCATCCTTGGAATCACCGCCGATGATGACGATGATGGGGAGCTTGCCAGCAAGCCAGTAGTTGCCAAGCCTGTCATCAAAGCTGAAGCACCGAAAGTAAAGCCAGAGAAGGCTCCAGAGGATACCAAGGGTCTTCCTATCAATCCCCTTGAAATGCTCTCCAGCATGATGTGGAGTGATGAGATCAGTGATGCTCATGTAATTGAGTTTCTTATTGCCAACAAAGCAATCAAGTCAAGGGACATCAAACTCAAGGATGTTCCAGAGAAGTTGATCGAACGTCTCGTCACTGCATGGGACAAGGTTAAGGCATTCAAACCAGCACTCTAATGACGCAAGACAATATTGTAAAAATATACATTTCAGCAACGGAACAATTTACTCCAGATTCAATTGAATGGGAAGGAGTATACGAATTTGCTGATAAGATGATTTCTGAAATTCAGCAATTACTAGACGCTTACCAAACCCCAAAAAATGACTGACGAGCGTAACGGAAAACCATCAGCAAGCGGATTCTCCCGACTTGCCCTATGCCCTGGATCATGGAACCTAGAGCAAACACTCCCCCCACAGGAGGAGAACAAGTACATGGCATTGGGAACAGCAGTCCATGCTGTCCTAGCTGGTCAAGCAGAGTTTGATACTCTCACCGAGGAGGGTCAGGACATCGCCACAAGATGCCTGTCTCAATTCTCCGAGATGATCGGTCAGTTGGATCTGGGTGAGAGAACCAAGGAGGTTATCGAAGAGAGATTCTGGTATGATGATCTCTTCTCTGGGGCGATTGATAGGATCGACTTCTTTGGAGAGGATACCGCCGTAGTCACCGATTACAAGACGGGTCGTGTAGCCCAATCTGGAGCCTCTGAAAACTATCAACTCCGAGCGTATGCCGTCCTAGTCAAGAAGGCATTCCCTAAACTCAAGAGCATCTACGTTGCCATTATTCAGCCTTTATCCGCTGGCAAGACAATCGCTGAATACAACGAAGAGGATCTCGCCAGAGCAGAAAAGGAAATTGTTGGCATCGTTCATGCTTCATCATTTCCTGATGCTCCAAGAACTCCTTCTCCAGATGCTTGTAAATGGTGTCGTGCTAAAAGCATATGTCCAGAGGTTCGTGGGACACATAAGGAACTAGAAGTAGTTTCTAATGCCGTTGTTCCTCGACTCTCTAACGATGAGATCCTAGCCATTGATGAAAAGGCCGAGGTCGTTCTTGACTTCATTGAAGAAGTTAGGAAGGAGATGAAAGCTAGGATGATGGCAGGGCAACAATTCGCTGGACGATCACTAACCGAAGGTCGTAAAGTACGGAGTGTTTCGGATACTCAATCTGTTATTTCTGCACTTTCTGGCATCGTTGAACAATCTGACGTTCTCGCTTGCACAAAAGTCTCTGTCACAGCACTTGAAAAAGCCTACTTTAAGGCCAAGGGACTCAAGGGAAAGGAAGCCAAAGAAAAGTTTGAAGATGCCCTCGGTTGGCTCATCGAAACAACAACTGGTGAGCCTTCCATCAAACGGAATTGATGATCAAGGGGAAGGTTATGCTCTTGCTATCACTTATATGGGACGAGATTGGATCGTTCTCTATAAAGATGCTGGCAACTTCACAGCCTTCCCTGCTGATCACAGAAAATCAAACATTCAGCAAGCTAGAAAAGTCATGGAATATCTCATGGTCGAAGGATTCATAAATCCCGAAAACAATGAGCCAACAATGTCAGTGCAGTAAAAACAACAAAACAACAAGATAAATAATAACCATATGTCATTCACAATATCAATCGACGTAACGAAAATCGACAAGTCACTCCTCAAGAGTGTCACCAAGAAGGATGGGACAAAAGCCACATATCTCAACCTTATTTGCTGGCCCAACCGAGATGGTCAGGACAAGTTTGGCAATGATGGTTCAGTTAAGCATTCCTTGACCAAGGAACAACGTGATGCAGGGATCAAGTCAGAGATCCTCGGCAACTATAAAGTAAAGCAGGAGCAGGATTCAGTATTCCCCCCTGGCTTTGCCGAGAAGATCAAGCCAGCACCAGCATTCAAGAATCGTGCCCCTAAACCACAGCAGGATGATCCATTCGGTGACATTGCCGAGGACGAGATTCCTTTCTAACCCATAACCAAGCAAGCAACCACGCACAATTATGGAAGAGCCAACAGAAAACGAAGCAAAGCTAATGGCACAAATTGACTTCCTAAAAAGGGATGTCAAGGAGCTACAGGAGAATCTCCGATTTCACAGATGTGATATTTGGGATGTTGAGGAGGCATTAGAGACCCTTGTAACAAGGCATCTTATTAGTTCTCTGATCGTCTTGGGATTGGTTGTGTCAGTTGTCGTAATGTTCATCCGCAAATGAGTCGACGATACTGCACTTGCGAGGAACGCTACGGAATCGTTCCAGAATATCATAGCTGTGAGTATGTCACTGCTAGGAACAAACTGATCCCTGATGCCGAAACACAAGCCAAAGCAATCTCTAGGCTAGATAATGGTAGGTTAGACTTCCTCAAGTTTAACTATACTTTCTCTAATCTCATGGAAAAAGCCGCAATAGAAGCTAAACTTTATGATCTCTAAAGAAGCACAAGCCTATTGGGATGGTGAACACATCCGATTTCTAACTGAAGACAACCAAGTTCCTTCAGTTGAGGATCGGGTAAAGGAAGCATTCGATGCAGGGGTAAGATCGGTTCAGCGATCCTATTCCAATCTCGATGTTATTGGAAGCAATCAATGTGGAATCAATTTCCAAAGGACAACACTATGAGTGATCAATTCGACTTTGACTTCTCACCTATTGAAGAGGAAATCTTTGATGATATGGCATCAAGGTTTGAGAGGTTCCATCACAACAACCCTCATGTTTATAAGAACCTTGTGCAGCTTGCTAGAAAGTTCCGTGAGAAGCGTCCAGATGCCGTAGTTGGTATCGGGATGCTTTACGAAGTTCTGCGTTGGAATTATTACATGACAACAGAATCACAGGAGGAGTATAAACTCTCCAACGATTTTCGTGCGGCATATAGCAGATTAATTATGAAGCAAGAAACAGGACTTGAAGGAATTTTCAAGTGCAAAAAATCTGCATACGATGAGACACTTTAAAGCGAAGGGGAATACAACTAGGCGAGTTGCTGGCAAGATGAATAAGACCGAAGAGGCATACTCCAAGGTTTTAGAGGCTAGGAAACTATCAGGGGAGATCCATCACTGGCAGTTTGAGGCTATGGCTTTAAGGCTGGCAGACAGGACAACCTACACTCCTGATTTTCTTGTGATTGATAAAGATGGGCTTATTTCATTCATAGAAATTAAAGGATTTTGGCATCAAGCGGGTAGGATTAAGTTAAAGGTCGCTGCTGAAAATCATCCTTGGTTTACCTTCACAGCAGTTCAACTTAAGAAAAAAACATGGGTCTATGAGCAATTCTGATCTATGTCCCCATTGTGGTCAGTCATATCCTCCCAAGAATGCTCGTAAAAGCGATTTTGAGGCATTCTGGAAGGCTTACCCTAGAAAGATAGGAAAGGGATACTGCCAAGAGATATGGAAGCGGAAGAGATTCCCTGCCATTGAGATCATCCTTGAGTCACTCCAGAAGAGCATAGCCTCTGCTGATTGGCAAAAGGAGGGAGGCAAGTTCATTCCCAACCCTAGCACGTGGCTAAACCAAGGACGATGGGATGACGAAGGAATAGATCACTCCGTACTACGCCAGCAGATTTCCAAACCAGTATTCAAGGGAACTACCAGTAGGGTAGATCACGAAGCATACAAGGCATGGAAGATTGAAGAAGGATACCCACCCCAATTCATTGATTCGACTTTCAATGAAGACCCCGAACCAGTACAAAAGAAATACCTAGCAACCCTAAAATCATGACAAACATATACAACGAAGAGTATCAGAATTGTCTTGACCGAGAGAAGGAGTCTCTTTGTCAGGAGATCAGCAGACTGAATAGCAAGCTGGCATACCTAGAGAATGTCTTGAGCGAGATCCATCTCCTCAACTCGCTAGGTAAAAGCCTCAAGATCCATGATGCGGTGAATGCCGCTATTGATGTACTAAAATGAGCGACACTCCAAGAGTAGAAAATTATTTGCAGAACTTCAATTCGCAGTTCGTTCCTGCTGAACTTGCTAGAAATTTAGAACGAGAGCTGACAAAGAAAACCAACGAGGTCGCAAGGCTCCGTGAGCTTTTGGAAAGGCTATGCGAGTCCGTTTCCGAAAATTGGGATGAAGGTATCGCAAACTATTTTCGTGAGGAAGCCAACAAATGAACCTAGACACAACCGAACGCCAATACTTCAAAGAAGAACTCTGGAAACTCATCCGAGGCCGCTACGGCAACATGGAAGTCATGGATACCCTAGCAGTTCTTGAATGGGTAAAGCTGGAACTCTTTCACAACACCCCGCCATCCACACCAAACAAAGAAATTAAAGTTCTATGAAACCCGAAACCAAATTAACATTCCGTAACAACAAGGTAAATCCCATAAGTTACGAATGGGATCTTGTCGGATTAGGTGATAAAATAAAAAGAGGAGATGAGTCGTTACATTTTGGAAAGTGGACTCCTGTTGAAAAGCTCAATTGGGTCGGAAAAAAATTGAGCAACCCGCACACTTTCCTTCGCCGTAAGCTTACAAAAGCATATATAATATGATTATGAATGATACTGAAGATGTGAAAAGTTTTGCAAAACACTTTAAAGAAAGAGCAGAAGAGCTTTATGCTGAAAATCAGATCCTTATAAAAGAAATAG